TTGTGAAGCAGATAGTGAATACATATATTTCCATTTGTATCCATCACCTGTTGTTAAAATTGATGTTGATGTTCCTGTTGGTTCTACAGTTGAGTTTGCACCACCATTATTATCTAAACATTTGTAAACATTGTTATTACTATTTAAGACATAGAAAGTTGCGTCAAATAAATTAGTAGCACCTGAGTTTGCCGACTGAGTTGTTGTACCACCTGTTATATAGTTTCCGTAATCGTGTCTGTAATAATCATAAACTGTTCCTGTTGCCCAATTTCTTCTTGGTATTGCAAATGAAACATCACTTGTTGTAATTCTTTTTGCAGCTAATAAATCATCAAAATAAAAGAATTCATCTTGGATTGAATCAACTGGAGTTAATGGACTTGTATCTGTTCCCTCATTTTCTGTTCGACTATCACCTCTTGTAGAAGTGCCGAATGCTTGAGAACGGCCTAAACCCATGTAATAGACAGTATTTGCTGATTCGCTGAAAGATTCAACGAATTGTTGAGCATTGTGTCTTCTAAATTTGTTTGTTATAATTGCCGGCATAATTTTATCTTTTAATCCTTTATACTATTTATACATTAATTCTGGTACTTATATCTAACTATTACTAATCCTGAACCGCCTGAAGCAGAGAAAGGTCCTGTATTTCTACCTGCACCACCACCTCCACCACCGGAATTAGATGTTCCGTTTTGTCCAGATGAATCATCGCCGCCGTTTCCGCCGCCGCCATCACCTCCAGGACCTGTTCCTGGACTTGAGCCTGCGTTACCGCCTCCGCCGCCACCAGCGTAATAAGTTGCTGAACCGTTAATTGATGTTTGAGCACCGTCACCTCCCACAGGGGTTGATGGATTACCTGGTCCGCCTGCTTGTATAGCGCCACCGCCACCGCCACCTCTTTCACCATATGACCCGCCTGTTGCATGGCCGCCACCGCCATTAGTTCCTTGTGAAGGTGAAACTGGTGGTGAATTACCACTTCCTCCGTTACGACTTGGATTTCCTCCGCCGCCGCCGCCGGAACCTCCTGAACTTCCACTAGATGGACCACCGCCAGAACCTCCGCCAGAAGATGTGATTGTACTGAATACTGAATTAGAACCGCTAGAACCATTTGTGCTGCCTCCAGGACCGCCAGCACCACCTGAACCAATTGTAATCGGATAAGTTTGAGCAGAAATTGTTAAACCTGAACCTGCGTCTTTAGGCGAAGAAGTAAATGTAGATTTAGGAGCGTCTTTACCCTCTCGGTAACCTCCTGCACCACCGCCGCCACCAGCACAACTAACTCCTGAACCGGCACCGCCACCTACAACTAGGTAAGAAACTTTATCACCACCACCATCACTATTACCTACTGAACTTACAACAAAATTGCTTGATGAGTTGAATGTATGAATTCTATCATTACCTGAAGTTGTTACTGTTCCGCCTGTAGCTGATGTATATGAAGCAACTGGTAATGTAATTGAATTACTAGCTGCCGAAGCGGTTGATGTACCTAAACTGTTTGTTGCTGTAACTGTAAATGTGTATGTTGTGCCAGCTGTTAATCCTGTTACTGTAATCGTACCTGAACCTGCTTGTGATAATGTGGCTGTAACACCGCCTGGAGATGATGTTGCTGTATAAGATGTAATTGTATCATCGCCGTTATCGGTAGGAGCTGTATATACAACAGTAGCAGTTGTGGTGCCTGTCGCTGTAGCCGTACCAATTGTAGGAGCGCCTGGAACACCTGCGACACCAACTGTGCCTTCAATATATGCACCTCTAACGACCCAACCTTTAGTAGAATCTGTAAATACAAAACCTACTGCGTTTTCATTAATGGCAATAACTTTATTAAGTGAAGAACCTAATATTTTACTTCCGTTTCTATTAATTGTAATTTTGTTTGTTGCTGAGTTTCCTCCATAATCAACCAATAATACTTCATCACCAATACTTGGTGAAGCTGGTAATGTAACTGTAACGGCACTTGATGTTGTGTCTATAAAGTAACCCTCACTTGCAACAGCTGTAAAATCAGATGTCTTAACTGATTGCCAGTCTGTACCTGCAACAATGTCACCACTAGCACCTAAGGCAATAGATGTTCCATTAATTGTAATGGCTGAATTAGCTAACTTATCATTTGCAATAGAACCTGATAATTGTGAATTTGATATACCACCTGCTAATTTATCAGCTGCAATTGTGCCTGGAGTTATATTAGAATCTTTTATTTTATTTGCCATATTACTATTTATACACCCTTATTAAAGCTCTTTAATTGTTATTACATCCGCAGCTATCGGAGCTGATCCAAATGTAAGTGTTGTTCCTGATACAGAATAATCGGTAGTTGGTCTTTGGAAAACACCGTTTACAAATACTAAAACATTATCTACAGTCATACCACTTGTAACTGTAAATGCTACAGTAGAACCGTCACCAGTATATGCTCTTGTTACACAAGTTAATTGACCAACACCAATTGTTTTGTTTGTTAGAGTTTGCGTAGCAATCTCTGAAACTAAAGTTGAGTTACTACCTTTAGGTAAAAACATCTGATTAGTAACAGCCTCACTATGAGGTTGTGACTTGATTATTTGACCATGGGAGTTAGATGAACAATTTAATTGAATTTGACCGTCTGTACTACCACCGCCTCTAAATTCTGTAATATATGTTGTGCTATCTACTAATAAATTACCAGAGGCATTTGTAAGTGTTTCTGTTTGAACACTTGTTAAACCTGTTATTGTTGAATTGAGGGTTGATGTTAATGTGTCGCCTGATATAGCAGTTGTTAAATTAGTACCGCCTGTAATTTTTAAAGTTTCACCTAAACTGATTGTAGCAGCTGTTGAACTTTCATCAACTAAAGTAAAACTAGAATTAACTAGTGAACCATTGGCAATATTTGTAAGTGTATTGTCAGGACCATTAATTGTTTTATTTGTTAATGTCTGAGTTTTTGAGGCAATTGCTAAAGCAGAACCATCACCTAATTCTGTGTAAATTTCGTTAAAGTTATCGTTGATTAAATCACCGCCAGCACGGATAGTAGAACCTGTTCCGTCATCTGCTGTTGTTCCGATATTGATTGTTTGTTTAGCCATTAATTCTCTCTATATTCCCTAATATTTATACAAGTTTTACCATTAGATTGTATCAAATGTTCTATCTGTTTGGTCAAAAGTTATACTTGTTAATGAAAAGTCTGTTGCTGGTGCGGATACCATGATTTCTGTTGGTATTGTTATTGGTTGTTTCATACCATCAATTGCATATTCAGCTAATGTGAATCTTTCTCCATCTATATCGGTATCACTAAAACCGGTTGCTCTATGTTCAGCCCAATTGGCCATGGTCAAAGGAGATACATAACGATTTGTGCCGTTTATACTTCCTGCAATTGCTGTTGTCTGAGTATTTGTATGTGTTCCAGAATACATATTACTTGATGAAAAAGGATTGGTATATACATCTAAACTTTTCATAGTAGGTCCGCCATATGCAAAACCTCTTAAATAACTATCACCTCTGGATGTGATATTATATAGTGTACTTCTTTGACTTAATAATACCGTCATATGTCTTCTCAAAGTAATATCTCTTGTGCCTGTTGAGAAAGGTGACATTGTGCTATCATCAAAGTCCGGGTCAGCACCTAATTCGGGATTACTTCTTAATGTTGTACCATCATCTGTTGTTCCTAATCTTCTACCAAATATAGTAGAGAACAATTGACCAATAACACCAAAGATTGGACTTTCTGAAATGCCTGATATAATACCGTCAACTGGTTGTGATATCTGAGCACTAATTTGACTTTCAATGTTTACTTGACCAGTAAAATAAAAACCTGCTGTGTGCATTGTCTTTTTAAATGAATCTCTCCAGTCATTAATAACACGACCAACTTTAATTACATAAGAAAAGTCCTGATAGTATAAACTATCTTGTATTCTCATTGCGTCATCTGAAATGTGACCATCTTGATTAACATATGTACCTGCCGTATCAGCAATTGCAACAACATTTACTGTTGCTGTTGATTGGTCAACCTTTGCAATAGTAGCCGTAGCACCGTTACTCAATGTTATTTCTCTACCAACTTGAAAAGTGCCCGAAGCGCTTGAAAATTTTAAAAGTTGTCTTGTTGAATCAAAAGTACCTGTTGTCGCTGTAATTGTAGAACTAGAAGCGTCAACCGAAGTAGCAGTTAAATCTGCAACAAAAGAACCTGAAATATCTTTTAATATCATATAACCAGGAATAGATAAAGATGGTGGAGATGGCGACTGATTATATTCAGCACCAGGCTCAACCACTTTTAAACCTAAAACTTTTCCTATTTCATCACCATGAGCAAATACTGTTGCATTTTCTCCAGCAGATGTTGATATGGTAACTATAGGAGTTTTTACATAGTTTGAACCAGGATTAATAATTCGAATATCTGTAATTTCTCCATTACCAGTACCACTCTCTTGTACAATTTTATTTCCTGTATAAGGGTCACCAATTACTGTTTGGTCTTCTAAAACAATATGATTTTCTGTTTCTGTAGTATCTAAACTACCTTCACTTAAATTAAAACCACCGTTTACAACTGATACAGCTGCACTTGCACTACCGCCACTTGTATTTGCATTATTGAAAACTAAAGTATCTCCAATTTCATAATTAGTTCCTGCATTATCAATAATAAAATCAGTTAGACCGCCGTTACCTACAGACTCAACTGTAATTAATGAATCTGACCCACCACCTGTTACTGTAACATTGTCATTTTCATTACTGTAAATACCATCATTGGTAATTGAAATTGTTCCTGGAATACCTGTTGATTTTGCTTTAATAAATGTAGCCGCTGTGTCTGATTCGGTGCCTCTTATTTCCTCACCAGTTACAAAAGTGTCAACAATAGTATCTTCATTTAAAGTAAACTCTGTTACTTCGTTTGCGCCTATTTGAAATTTAGATACTGCTTCTACTAATGCTGTTGCACCAGATGTTTGGCCTGTAATAGAACGACCAATTAATAAAGATGTATCACCTGTTAAATTTATTGTTTGTATTGTTCTTAATACTTTGTTCGTTGTCCATTTACCATCAGATACACGCAACATGTTTTCTCTAGGATAAACTGTTTCTGAACTAAGACCAAATAACATTCTAAAAAATATTTGATGACCAGCACTTGTACCTTTTGCTCTGTAAACAGATTTAATATTTTTAATTAGATTTCTTTTATCTAATGTTGCGTCTAAGTTTTCAGGAATAGTATTTAAAAATTCATTTCTGAATTTAGTTAAAAAGTTGGAAACTACTTTATCAGGATCCCTAAAACTTAATAATTCTTGTATGTTATTTACAGGATTAGCTTTGTAATCACCCAAAACTGCTTGAGCGTTTGAAGTAGAACCTACTAATAATTCACCTTCAATAAATTTATTCTGTGCTGAAATATAAAGCTTGCCATTAGATAATTCTTCCTTTAAAATAACGGATGTTGCTTTTGAGGTTTGACCAGTTATGGTTTCTCCTCTAGTAAACTTTCCATAAGTAGAACTTTCTAAAATAACTTTATCACCATTATCTAACTGCGTTCTATCTGAATCTAAACGAGAAGCGTCTAAAAGAAGTGTGCTTGTATCTGTATTGATTTCTGATTCTAATTGTAAACCATCTGTTGATTGTACACTAGTTACTGAAATTTCTGCTGATTCTAAAAATGTATAATATGCTTTTAAAAATTCAACAAATTTAGGGTGGTCAGAAACTACAAATTCTGGAATCTGGCTGTTTAGAAGATTGGATATTTTGTCAGTAAATTTTGCCATTTACTTAATCCTTAATAACTACTTGTTGTCGTATAACCTACACCTGCGTCAGCAGAGCCGCCAACAAATGTGTCTGCTTGAACCGTTATTGTTGAGTTAGCCGTATCTATGTTTAAAATCTGGTCTCGTACAGGAACAATATCATTTGAACTAGGTGTAACTGTCAATTCTATAGTTGAAGAAGAAACTCCTCTGATATTTTCTACAACTGATACATTTAATGAATTAATTGTTACTTGACCTGTTGCATAGTCAATTGTGCCTTGTGAACTGTTTGCATAAACTCTTGTAGAACCTGATAAACTATATCGTCTAATATTTCCTGCACCATCATCATCTAAGAAAAATATTGTACTTGTGTCACCATCTATTTTAAAACCTGTAGAATTTAAGATACCACCATCAGCTGAATTGTGGCCTGAATGAGGATTATAAAGACCATTTCTGTAATAAATGTCATATCTAGTTGATACTCCGATAGTAGGTGTAAATTCTTTTCTTATTTTTAATGTAGTGATATTTGAAACAATACTAGTATCTGTATTATCAATTAAACCAATAATTTTTGAATATCTGAATACACCATCAAATTGATTTAAAGTGTTTGTGTTGTAATTTGACAATGTAGAAATAATATTAGCCTTTAAAGTATCTGAGGTCTTAGAAGTTGTTTGTTCGTTAAATTTAACATTAGATGTTAACAAAATACTTGTAGTTTCCGGGTCAACAATCTCTGGTCTAACTGATACAACATTAAATTTCTTTAATTGGTTTTTTATAGTTTCTTTTGTAGATGTTGTCAATGTAGAACCTGAAATAGGTTTGATTGCAATTTTAACAACACCGTATTGTGGTGTTTCATCATCTTCACCACCCCAAGCACTAACTGATTGTGCATTTGGATAAACTGATTTTACAATTGTTTCGTAATCTTTTGAAGTAACTGCTCTGTCTTGAGCCGTATATTGTAATGGTGCATTATATCTAATAGATTCTTTAGTTTGTGGTTCTGCGCCGTTGGCTGCATTTGATGTGGTTGTAATTGTTACATTTGAAAAACCATCAATATCGCCAGATAAAGCAAATGAACTTGCGCCGTTAGCTTCAGTTTTATTTGTTACAACATATTCTAAAATTATAATATTACCATCTGATAAAGTTTTTCCTAATAAACCATCGCCAAAATAAACTTCAAATCTGCCGTCTTCGACTTCTTGTAAGAAATAAATTTTAGATGTGCCTGTTAACTCACCATAACCTGTAGCAAGTGAGTATACCTCTGTTGTACTATCAGAGGATGAATTTTGTACTGATACTTTTAATGTAGAAGTATCTATATTACTATTTGTTAAAGTAAATTTTTGGTCGGGGTCTGAACTATCTTTAGTATATTTAAAAGTTACTAAAGTGCCTTCATATGCTTTAACACCTGCAAACTGAAAAACACCTGCATTTGGTTGAACTGTATATGATTGATTAGTTACAAACTGATAAGACTGACCATCAATTGAAGTTGTGAAAACTGTTCCTTTGTCCATTGTTAAAGATGTTGTAGTTGCCGGAACATTATTAACCTTAACTGATAACTCTGTGTTTGAAGCTCTACATGATGTTGGTGTATAACCAATCATCTTTGCTAATGATACTATATTTTTTCTTATGTCTGCCGAGTCAAGATACATTTCGTTTGCTAACATATTAGCATTGAAACCTAGATAATGTGTATTGTAAGCTAGAACATCTAAAAGAACGGCAAAACCTGAACCTTCAAAATCGTAATCTTGGAATTCTGATTGTCCTTGTAAAAAAGATTTTAAATTAGTTTTTATGTTATCAAAATCTAATTCTGATACTGTAAGTTTATTTGAAGCCATTTATTTACCTAATTCTCTGTAGTGTTGTTGTGACTGTAACTGGATTTGGTAGATTTAAAACATAAAAGTTTACTTCTACACTAATTCCGTTTCTATCTTGGTTTTCGTTAACACCTATAGAAGATACATTTGCTCTTGGTTCATAGTTTGACAAAACTTCTTCAATTTTTCTTCTAATGAATATGCCTGTCATAGGTGTAAAGTTTTCAAATAATAAATCTCTCACACCGCAACCTAATTCTGGATGAAAAGGCCTTTCATAAAATTGTGTGTTAACTAAATTTCTAACACTTCTTTTAACAGCATTTACATCTTCGATTTTTATAACATCATTGGTTACAGGATGTCGTGTAAAATCAAGGTCAAGGTCTTTATAAGTCCTTACAGCCTTTTTACTTTTGTTTGTGCTTGAAGCGTCATAGTTTGCCATTATGCTAATATTTATAATACTTTTTTAAATTAACCTGAGAAAACATTGGGAGAACCTGCTGCTACGCTTGTGCAACCAGATATTCCGTCACCAACTCTACCACAACCTTTACCGTTTACAAAAACTGTTGATGAACCACTCGCTATCGGAGCTGCGTGAGAAGGACATGGTACGCCAGGTAATAAATGACCTGTATTGTTATCTCCTTGTCGAGATATACCAATACCATTTGCAAATACATTTCCTGACCCAGCAGCTCTTGTCATTCCTGAACAATGAGCCACATCTGCGTCACCTATTCTAGTTACCGCTGGCACGATTTAATAACTCCTCTAATTTAGATTGATATGTTGA